ATTGACTTATAGAGATTTTTTGATTCTTTTAATGTCTCTACGTTGTCAAATCTTTTAAGAATATTGATTTTCTCCTGTTTGGTTGTAGAATGTTCAGTGAACAATCTGGTAGCGTAAGCTAAATTCGAGTTGAAAATCGCAACCTCGTTCAATTTAGTTCTGAAAAGATCGAGAGCCTTTTTGTACTCTTCATTCTTTTCTTTGAGTTGACTTATTTGTTTCTTATAAGATTCTACCTCTAAATGACGAGGTGCTGCTTTTGGTTTTGGTAAACCTTTTCTTCCAAAAGCTCTTCCATTACCCAAGGTTCTAGCCGCTTCCTTGGCTTCTTCTTTGTGTGCCTCACCTTCGTGAGCCTCTTCGTATGTTTCTTCTAACTCAACTTCTTCCTCTTCTTCTTCGTCTTCTTCTTCGTCAAACTCAATTTCGTACATCACTTCCTCTTCGTCCATGTCTTCCATTTCAGAAATTTCCATGTCCTCCATTTCAGAAACTTCCATTTCTTCTTCGAGTTCATCCATGTCCATCATTTCATCCATGTCCATCATTTCTTCCAATTCGTGATCTTCACCTTCCAATTGAATTTCATATTCTACATCTGCATTTTCATCTTTCAAGTGAATTTCGTCATCTTCCTTTTGGACGATAACTCCATCTTGGTCACCCATCAATTTGAAAACCTTTACGAGTTCTTCATCACTCATGTTTGTGATGTCGATTAAATCTTCGTCTTCCATTTCGTCTTCAAAATCCATTTCGAGTTCCTCGTCATCCATAGATTCCAAGTCCTCGTCTCCGAATTCTGCAGGAAGGTCAACGTCCATTTCCTCTTCATCATCAAGGTCGAGTTCAACTTCCTCTTCTTCCCCCTCGTCACCCATCTCGGTGTCGAGTTCAAGATCGAGTTCATCTTCCTCTTCCTGTTCTTTAACCTCTTCAGTGTCACCACCTAAAGATTCTTTTACTAAAGACTTGATTTCTTCCTTCATTACTGAAGCAAGTATTCCTTTTGTGTTTTTTGCAATAGACTCTTCTAAGTTCTTCAACTGTAAGAGTGTATCGTCTAATAGAATTTCTTTTTTGCTCATTTTCTATTTAAGTAGATTTATTTTTCTAAATAAATATACCCTTCTATAGAAAAATCTAACTTTTTTTGTATATTAATGAAATTAAATAAAAAAAGGGGTCAAATGACCCCTCTTTTATTTTTCAATTACTTCGTTGATTTTACTTTCTATCACACTTGTGATTCTCCAATCTTCAGTGTACCTTTCAAAAATCTTTGTAACTTTTGCCTCAACATCGGTTACACTAAAACCTCTCACCAATTTCTCTTCTCTTGTTTTTTTGGTTTTACCAGTTTGAATATCTACTGTTTCAAATTGGATTTTTGCAATGAAATATTTTTCGTCCATAATTAATTATTTATCTTCCCAAAAAATCGGAAAGTTTGTTCATTAAATCAAGAGACTTACCCAATCCTTTTTCAGATTCAGGTTTTCTTAAATTTCTTTCTTCTTCTATGTTTTCTTCAAAGTTCAATTTATCTTCGGGTTTGTCAAAAAGATACGCTCCTGGTGTTGATGGTGAACTAACTAAGTCAAAACAGATAAGTTCAAAATCGTCTTGTACTTCATTTTGTTCTCCCTTCTTTTTTAGAGTCCCCACCCCTCTTGAAGATATACCCATCGTACATCCTTGTCTCATAAGGTTTGCTGCAATGTCACCAGGTGTAGAAACAATACCTGTTTCGTGAAACGCTGGTGAGGTTAGAAGTCTGAGTTTACCCATCAAGGTATTTCCGTCCCACCATACATCGTCAATAATGTGTGAAACTCTTTCCAAATCTACAATAGATGATTCGGGGTGATTCAATTCTGAAAGGGAAGTTCCTTTTTGAATCATTCTCTTATAATTTTCTGCTTCTCTTTTTAATATTTTTTCGGGATATAATCTTCCGTTTCTATTTGGAGTATCGAACTTTTGAAGAACAGCATAGAATATAAATGGTTTGGAATGATCTCTCATTGACTTGGATTCCATGATAACCTTTTCGTTTTCAGGGTGATTTGGTGAGATATATCCCGCATCGTGCTCCACCAAAATACCTTTACCGGTTTCGTGAGCCTCAAGTACTCTTAGTTGTTCTTTCATTTTTTTTACTAGATAAATATGTTGTAATATAATTATTAATGTCTTTTGATACTTTTCTTATCGAGTTTTCATCAATTAATGAACCGAATTCAACCTCAATAGAGACAGTAAAACGTATTAAATAAAACATTCCGTTGTCCCAAGCAAGCTGTGTTGAATTGTCAACTTCACCATTTTCGATTAACTCTTTTGTGTCCTCAGCCAATTGAGAAATCATTTTGGTGACATTCAAAATATATCCATTTCCATCTTCACGAACACCCGATCCATCGGGGTATCCCAAATAATCACTGATTGTCTGAAATATTTTGGAATTTATTTTATCTTTTATTAAAAATTTAATTGCTGTTTCTATGAATATACAAATTATAGATTTTTCATAATCCGAAAAATTCTTTATATTTTTTTTGTTTTCAGAAGATATTACATCATTCCAATAATCATAACAATCTATGTCCCAAAACCCTTGTGTTAACCATCTATCTTCTTTTGTCTCACGATCAAAGAATATCTCAAAATCTCTTAACTTATCAATTCGATAGAAATATTCATCACCATCCTTTGATAAACCCCTACTATGATCATCCAACACTTCAAATATAAGTTCATTAAGTTCCTGATCACCGACAGATGAAACATATTTTAAAGTTGATGCTGGATATTGGTGATATAGATCAAGTAAAATAGAGGCAGGAATTGAATCACCACTCGATTTAATTTTTTTATAAAAAACTTCAATATTACCACCGAAAAAAGCCTCGATAAATTCTACGAGACTTTTATCAGTTTCTTGTGATAACTCAATAAATTTTTCAATCATATAAATAAATATAATTCACACCAACAATTTTACGGGTGTTTCCATCTTTGAAAGATGAAATGAGAAATACCTGTTGGATTTGAAACTATTTTTTGTAATATATTTACAGATTGTTGTTAATGATTTTTTTAATTGTTCTGATTTGAAATCAATATATTCATCCAAAAATAATGTGATTTCCAAATTCATAAAACTCCTCTTCCCTTCCTGAATTCCTGAGGTTCTAAGATCCAAATCGACGATTGTTCTTCCGTTGAATATATTCAGATCTATTGAATCCAATAATTTGTGTTTAATGTCCCTTCTTAATGTATTGACCACCGATGACCACGATTCAAGATCCGTTATTGGCTCCACCCACGCCTGAATGACCAAATAAATTGATTTCATAGATTTAAAATCTACCGTTCCATAATTTATTTTGAAATCTTTAAATCCATTAATCTTAATTGATTTTCCCTTCTTCATAAAATTCCTTCATATGTAAAAACGTTTATTTTTCGAAAAACATAATAAAAATAAGGGTTATTGTCAAAATTTCGTAAATTCGTTTGTATTTATCGTTACAAATACAACTTATGATAATAGTAGAGGTAAATAAAAAAAATATAGAGGCCGCTCTGAAAACTTATAAATATAAAGTTTATAAGACCCAAGTTCACAAAAAACTGTGGGAAAATAAAGAATATATTAAAGATTCAGTGAAAAACAGAGAAAAGATGAAAAAGGCCATCTATGTGAACGACAAATATAAAAAGGATTAAACTATCTCGTTCAAAAATTTCCTGAGTTCAAACAATGAACGGTGGGATTTATCATAAGATCCCAACTTTGATTTCAACTGATCCAATTTACCTTCTTCTATAGTATTTTTCTCAAATACAGAAACAATTTCAGATTTAGTTTCCTCAATTAAGTTTGTCAAATCACCTTCAGTTAATTCCTTCATTTCTTTAAGTAATGAAAGTTCTTCTTCGGAAAGACTTTCTAAGATTGGTTTAATTTTGGAATTTGCAATGTCCACTTGCATAGATAAAGGAAGATAAATGGTTTCGTTTACCTCATCCTTTTTTTGAAGATTTTCCAACAAAGAAAGTTTTGTCTGAACCTTTTTTTCTATGTTTGTTGAAAAGATCAAATTATCAATAGATTCGTAGTTATTGGATCCCTCAGACAAATACTTTTGAATATCTTTTCTTTTATATAATTCTTTTAATCTATCAATAGATTCATTAAGGAACATTTCACTGAATTCCTTGTCATATCCTTTTTTGGATGACAATTCATAATAGATATTTGTCGCTTCTTTTAAGTTTTTGTTTTTTAAAACCTGATCTTTGAATTTGGTAAATGAATTTTTAAAGGTTCCTGTTTTGTAACCCTCTAACAATTCATTTTCGAGTTGGGTAATATAACTTCCTAGTGTTTTCATACTAAATAAATATTATGATCCTAATAACTCGTTTAATTTTTGGTCAATCTCTTGTAAAGATTTTTTTGCTTTGTTGATATTGAGTTCCACAACACCGCTTAACATATTATCTTCTAGAATTAAATTTTCATCTTTTTCTTTAGATTCAGGAGTTACTTCGGCCGCTGGTGTTTCGGTTTCACCACCAGTTTCAGTCGCAGGTTCCGGAGTTGCAGTACCACCACCTAATTCACCAAAACCACTAGTTACAGGACTTGTCGTCTCTTCACCACCAGGTGTTGTTGCCTCACCAGCACCTGCTTCACCACCCTCTTTTGGTTTTCCATTACCGTACAATTTATCAATATTGTCGAATATACCTGTTTTGGTAATTACATTTGGGGTTTCTTCGAGTTCCTTCGCTACCGCCTTTTCAATTCTTTGTTGTTGAATATCCAACTTAATCTCTTCATCACTGAATCCAAGAATATGTTTCTTAGCCCAAGATGCTGACACCGCTTGAATACCGTTACCAGGATCAGTAACTGCGTCCCTATAAAGTTGAATCTTAGATTGAAGTTGTTCAAGCTTCAACATGTCCTGTTGTGTTGATGGGTTAGTTAGACCTAAAGTAAAGTTATTCAGTTCGTCCTCAAAACCCAAGATATAAAGGTGAATAATTGCGATTTTATTCAATTCTTGAATCATCGCTTGTTGAATTCTATTGATGGTTCTTGAGAATCTAATATCTAAAAGAGACAAGTTTTTACCATCACCGACCACTTCTTCAAAACCAAGAAATGCTTTTGGAATTCTCAATGCAGTCAACAATTTCTTTTGAATATATTCAATATCGGCAATTTCACTCAGATTTTGAGCACCGGGTAAAGTATCGATCGGATTTGGTGCATTTGGATCACGAACAGGAATAAAATAATCCTGGTCTACTGCCATCTGATTATATCTCATATCAACATTACCATTCTTGGGATCTACAATTTGGTCTCTCTTAAATTTGTTGGCGACCCTTTGTACGTAAGCCTCAACATCCTTATCATCCATATTTCCAACAAAAACTTTAAAAACCCTTCTCTCAGGTGCTCTTGATGTTCTATAGATTAACATCGCATCTTCCGACAAAAGAAGTTGTTTCCAAACTCTTCTTGCTTTTTCTA